TTAGAAAACATTTTTAATATATTTTTCGAAGTCTTTTAGAGACTCTGTCTTTAATTTCGGTGTCACATGCGCATATGTTTTTTCTGTCATTTCTAGACTTTGGTGTCCCAGGCGTTCCTGGATAACCTTAATCGGTACATTTGATTCTAGTAATAACGTAGCATGTGTGTGTCTTAATTTATGAACTGATATTTGATGTCCAAGTACTTTCTTGCTGCAGTAGATCATCGTGTTATGAATTGATGAACGTGAAATAGGTTTTCCAATATCATCAACGAATATAAAGTTATTGTCATTGCTATAAACACTTTCATAGTTAATTTTGTTAGCATTATGGATTTGCATTAATTTAAATAATTCAACCGATAGAGATTTAGTAATGTATATGTCTCTATGATTTTTTGTTTTCGTATTACCAAGTTTATTTCTTTTCTGATCATAAGATTTTTTAACATGTATTATATTGTTTACTCTATCAATATCCTGCCAAGTCAATGCACAAGCTTCACCAACACGTAAACCAGTTTCGATTATAAGTCTGAATAGATAATAGTGATATATATTTCTTCGTTTTACATCAGTAAGAAATGGCTCGATTTTATCATGTGGGATATACTCAGCTTTTTTTGCTGTGTCTTTAACTTTGTATTCAATAAATTCAGCAGGATTAAATGTAATATAACCATCATATCTTGCTTTTTCCATTACTCTATACATGAGTGAGTTAGTCTTTTTAAGTGTTGATATGCTTTTACCTGCATCAATCAGTTTATTGATTACTTCCTGGTGCATCATATTTGTTACTTTATCGATTCTAATATCAGGATTATGAAGCGGTACATCAATATATTTGACTTTATCATTTTCAACAATTTTCTTTCGTGTGCTAAACAAACGCTTTGCTGAATATTTATCAATTTCTACACTTGATTCTGATACTTTACCAACTCTATAAATTTCAATATATTTATCGACATAATCTTTTAGAGTAGGGGCAACCGACTTTTTTATATATTTTTCTTTGTTAGCTTCTAATTCATGAGCGATTCTATTTGCTTGTGACTTTGTATCTATACCAGATCGTGATAAGAATTTACGTTTATTATTTTCATCAAAATAACTGACACGCACTCTATATTTACCATTTTTCTTATCGATAGAGGCCATGATCATCTTCCTTTCTAAATTTGAGTATAAAAAATAAGGGTACGTTGAACACACCCTTATTATTTAATTTTATTGAGCATTTTTAATTTCAGAAGATTTAATGTAATATTTAGCTTTATATGATGTAAAAGAAGGCATATAATCAAGTTCTATTACATATTCATCAGCTTCTGGAACATCATAATATTGGTATCCGCCGGCAGTATTTCCATTGTTGATTTGTTCAGTAAATCCACTGTTTGAATCTTCAACCATACCTGAATAAGCACCATAGTTTTTGCCATTTACACTTACATTCATATCACTATCTGAATATAAAACTTGTTCATCAGTTTCATTTTTTGCTTCTGAAGTGATTTTTAAGATTTTACCATTTTCAGGAGAGATAGTATCGTTATCAGGTTGTACAAATTCAATATTTGTAATTTTTACTTTAACGCCACCAGCATCAACTGTATCTCCTAATTTGTATTTCTTTTTAGCGACATCGTCTTGTTTCTTTTCAGTTTTTTTAATGTCCTTATCAACTTCATTTACTACGCTTCCAGTACAAGCTGTAAATAATACAGCAATACCAATTAATAATAATAACGGAAGGCCACAACCTAATAAAAACCATTTAGCTTTACTGTCTTTTTTTACAATGACTTTTTCACCTTGTTCATCATAATACACTTCATCTTTCTTTTTTGCCAAAACAACCATCTCCTTAAATTTTATATTTATGATAAAGGCTGTAGAGCCGAATATCTAAATTAATATTCTTCAATTTTTAAAGGTTCAAATTGTATCCTGTAACCATCGTATTTTACATATTGTCCAAACTTACTTTTATAATCATCAATAATATTCTTAAAGTGACTACGATCTATTTCTAAGCAAAGGCACATTTCGTATATATCTCCCCAATGCCCATGTTCATAGCATTTAATTAATCGTTCTAAGGGTAATATAAGTTTGTGGCCATATCTTCTAGCTCTTAATTCTTGTCTTGCTGCATCAACATTATATTGTCGTCTATATGCATTAGTGATATCACCATATGAAGTTTCATGATGCCCGATTTCTTCAGCTAAGTGACCATTTTGCATATAATAATTAAGTCTATCTGCTAAAGTGATAATCCCGTTAGGATATTCAAAGTATCTTTCGTATAATCCTCCCATTTTAACAGGCATATCTTCATCATATTCAATTACCATGTTTGGATAAGGATCCAATAATCTCTCTCTAAGTTGCATCTTCACAACTCCTTACTTATTTCGATTATTTCTTAAATTGCGTCTCATTTCTATGTATGCTAATATTTCTTCTATTTCTTCTTCAGTGGCATCATCATCAATATGGGCAGCTATTGTCTCAGCAATCTCATTGTGATCATTAGAATTAGAGTTATCTTCTTCCCAACCCATTAAATATGCTGGTGTAGTAAATAAATACTTTGCAATTTTTTCGAGAGTAGTAGCTGGCATTTTTTCAATATCACCATTTTCATACCTAAAAATAGTTGCTCTTGATACTCCAACAGCTTTAGCTAAATCGTCGGCAGATACATTTCTCTTTATTCTTAATTTTTTAATTCTTGCACCGACACACATAAAAATCCTCCTAGTAGTCTTTTTGTCTACAAGTTCATTATAAATTTTACGTTTCATTTTTGCAACAATAAAATGTTTCATTTATGCAACTAAATTATTGACTTTAAACATGGCTATGCTATTATTAAATTACGAAGTCGCACAAATGAGACTTAAAAGGAGTGGAATATGGTAGATATTAAAGAACTAAAAAAAATGATTGCAAGTAAAGGTTATAATCTTGAACAATTTGCTGAGAAAATCGGTATGGGCAGAAGCACCTTATACAGAAAAATGAAAGATAATGGTAATAATTTTACGATAGGTGAAATAGAAACTATTGTTAAAATATTGAAACTAACAAAAAAGGAATCAATCTCTATTTTTTTTATAAATTGAGTCGCATTTATGAGACTTCGTAATAATTTTAAGGAGGTAAATTATGCAAATATCAATTCCTGATGAATTCATTGAAGAACTTGTGATGAAGAAAGTTGAAGAAAAGTTGAATGATTGTAAGCACATGTATGCTGCGGTAGATATGAAGAAGTTAATTGAATTGACAGGTTTAAGTAAAACAACTTTAACAAATCAATATACAAACCAGCAGGAGTTCGTGGAAATAACAGTTAAACATGGAGCGAGAGTTTTGTATTTATATCCAGAATGCTTAGAAGTATTTAAAAAATTAATAAAGGAGAGACAAAAATGAAGTATTTATTAGCGATTATTATACAAGCGCTACTTACATTATCAGCATTTGCAATTAGCTTAATTTACTGCATGGCTATTAACACTTCGATGGATCCATTAGCTTTAACGGTTACAATCATGTTTTTCTTAATGCTAATCATCTATGGAGGTACTGATGCAGGAAAGTTATTACAAGACAAATAAAAAACCGCATCTAAATTCGCAGTTTAGAAGCGGTTTAAGAAAAACGGTTATGAAAATGAACAACCTAATTATAACACATGGAGGTTATGAAAATGAACGAAATTAAAGTAATTAGCAGTGAAAATATTTTAGGGCAGGAATTTAAAATCTACGGAGATTTTGAGAATCCATTATTTTTAGCAAAAGATGTTGCTAACTGGATTGAACATAGTAACCCAACTGAAATGTTGCGAGGTATCGACGAGGAAGAAAGGCTGAACTCAGTAATCCTTAGTGCAGGTCAAAGACGCTCAGCAACAATGTTAACTGAATATGGATTATATGAAGTTTTAATGCAATCAAGAAAACCTATCGCAAAGCAATTTAAAAAACAAGTTAAGCATATTCTTAAGCAATTAAGAATTAAAGGTGAATACAAAGTACCATCTAATCCGATGGAAGCACTTGAACTGATGTTCCAGGAACAAAAAAACACAAAAGAAGAAGTAGCAAATATTAAAAGTGAAGTCATTGACTTAAAAGAAAATCAGAAGCTTGCATCTGATGAATATGATCATCTGCGTAGAACAATTAATAAACGTGTAATGTCAGTCATTGATATCCAAAAGTTATATGGACAGACGAAAGAAGAAAATAAGCAGATTAAAGACTTGCTATATAAAGACATCAACAACGAAGTAAATAGTTCATGCTATGTAACTACGAGAACACAAATACGTCAGAAATACTCAGATAGATCGTTACAGACGGCATTTAATTGGCACCCTAATCAATCTACCCTCAATAGAATTAAAGACATTCAGGACGGTTCTGTTGAAGTGAGAGGTGTATCGAATGGCTACTAGATTCGGAGATGTAGACTTATTAAAACTAGAAGGATTTCAGGAATCAACTTCACATAATCTTGAATGGATTAAATCATTCGATAATTACAAAGCATTTATATATTTAAAAGACTCATGCTGGTATCTGCAAGTTGCTAAGTACGGTGTAGATGGAGTAGGTAAAACAAAAATGACAGTGCATAAGCAGTTTTCAGATCTAGAAGGATTACTTAATTACTTTAGAAAGATTGAGGGTGAATTTAATGTCAGAACAAAGAATTGAATCAAATATACAAGGATATGGCCTTGTATTTAAAAGTGTAATGAAAGATACAAGTATCGACATAGAGGCGAAAGCACTCTATGCATACTTGTCATCATATGCAGGATCATCTAGTACAGCTTTTCCTGGTGTTGAATTAATATGTGGTGAGTTAAATATAAGTGAAAGAAGATTCAAGAAATACAGAAAGCAATTAGAAGATGCAGGATATCTTACTGTAACTAGAAAGAGAACATCAAATGGATTCAGCAACAATATCTATCACATTAATCATGCATTAGTATCGGGTCAAAATAGTATCGGTACAAAACAACACGATAACAATATCGTATCGGGTCAAAACGTAACCTTACAAAATGTACCGGTACAAAACGTATCGACACAAAACGTATCGGAACAAAATGTAGGGACTAAGAATAACAGTCTTAAGAATAACAGTCTTAAGAATAACAATATAACAAATAACAGTACCACCAATGATAAAGATGTGAATATCGATAAAGAAGAGCAAGTGGTGGTGGAGCAGGATGATAAAGAATTTGCATTGGTTTATAAATTTTACACAGAAAATATTAATCCGATTGTTAACAATACAACTGTAACTTTCATGTCAGATGATCTAAAAGAGTTTGGAATTGATTTAGTAATGTATGCCATGGAACAAGCAGCATTAAATAACATCACAAGATATGCCTACATCCAAAGCATATTAAAACGCTGTAAAGCAGAAAATATTAAGACAAGAGAGCAAGCAGAATTCAAAGCATTAGAAAAGGCTCGACAACGTGGAAATTACAAGAATAATAACCAATCTAAAGAAATGACACCTGAATGGATTAACAAACCATCTGATGAAGTACCAGCACACAACAGCTCAAATGAACTGAGTGATGACGAGCTTGAAAAGGAACGTGAGAAGTTAAGAAAAGAACTCGAAGAAAGTGCAAGAGAGTTTGAGGATAAAGGCGGTGTCAGACATCATGCATAAAGAAGTGACATTTACTAAAGAGCAATTGCTAGACATCTTAGACGGTAAGGTAATCGTAAAAAGAGATATAGATGGCATAATGCACCGTTTCATGATTGATAAATCCACCAGATCCACAAAGTATTTCAAAGTGTATTACGACTTGCTAAGCAGGAGGAATAATACGGTAATTACTAACTTAACTCAGATTGTCCAAGCAATTTCCGTTGAAGAAGCTGTAGAAGAAATAAAGAACAAGTACGATGGTCGGACTTTAAGTATAGCCGTTAATAAAATTAGTGAAAGGAGAATGTAAGATGAGTGAAGAAATTAAGATGAAAATGAAAGTAGAAAAAGCGTTATTGGACCTTATCCACGACGAATTAAATAGTCGAGCAGTAAATCCTGAAATGTTGCGAGCATTAGCAGAGTTATATACAGCCATAAAGAGTTAATTAAATTCAAAAATATCAGTGAAAGGAGGATGTGACATGAATAGATTACAAGCATTAAAAATAGCCCTCTTAATCATCATCTTGGCGGAGGAGATTAAGAGAGCGGATACTTTAAAAATTTTTGATACATGTGATGTATGTAATCAAAAGTTTTTAAGACACAAGATTCTTTATGATGATGATTACAAAATTTGTGGTATTTGCTCACAAATCGTAGGAGAGATTAACGATTCATATTAAAGATCGTTATAAACATTTTGAAAAAATAACATCTCATTATTCAAAAGAATTACTTCTTCTCTAGAAGGGTGATCACTGTCATGTAACTTGTTTCTTTGAACATCTAATACTGCTCTTCTACAGTCCTTTGGCAATTCTAAATATTCAGTTGCAATATTAGATAAAGCTAAAGTAGTTTTTAAGTTTTTCTGTAAAGCGTATTCTGAAGCATCTTTTGAAATAAGTAGTTTGATGATGTATGGAATACCATTGATGTATAAGCCTAATTCGTGATTAACATTAATTTTTAAATCACCAACATTGTATGAAGCTTTTGGGGGATCAAACCACTCAATATCTTTGCCTTTGATAAAGGATTTGTATTTATTTATTACTTTACGATAATTATCTTTTTTTCTGTCTGAAACAGTTTTAAGTAGGTTATCTAATGACTCAGCTGGAAGATTATTAGAATGCATTTTTCTTACCGCATCTCTAAATTCTTTCCAGTAATCCCTTCCAGGATGATAATCATCAGCATTTTTAATGTTTCTTACAACAGAAATTCTACTTGCACCACTTTTAACAGCGAAGTTCAAGAATTGCGTAAATGATAAGTTAATCATAATTTCACCACCTTTCTTAATAGGATTAAGAAAATTATACAGTAAAAAGTTACAAAAGATAACAACACTATGAATCGAAAAGGAGATTACCTGGATGACAATCAAAGTAATGGTATTCGAACGTAAAAATAAAATAGAACGTTACATGTGTTCCAATTATCACGAGTGGCCAAGCTATGACGATGAATATGGAGATGTAGAACTGAAAGATATTGAAAGAGCATATATGGTTTGGGAAAACGATTCAAAACCAGCAAACGATACAACTTTTAAAAATTGGTATGAAGATATGGTAAATCTCGATAAAGCAATTAAAGAGAAGTGGGGACAAGATGCTGTAAACAGTTTGAATCCTGATTTAATACTTGAAAATTATGATTACAGATTTATCAATATTCCTACTAGCAAATTAGAAGCGGTATTAGATATTGAGAGACATGGTTACGAATCAGAATATTTAAAGGAGTATTACAAAAAATGATAAATAGAGTTGTCTTAGTTGGACGTTTAACAAAGGATCCTGAATATCGAGTTACTCATTCTGGAATAGCTGTAGCATCATTCACATTAGCAGTTAATCGTACATTCACTAATGCACAAGGCGAGCGACAAGCAGACTTTATAAATTGTATCGTATTTCGTAAGCAAGCAGACAATGTTAACACTTACTTGCATAAAGGAAGTTTAGCTGGAGTCGATGGAAGATTACAATCACGTAGCTATGACAATCAAGAAGGTAGACGAGTATATGTAACTGAAGTTGTATGTGAATCAGTTCAATTTCTAGAACCGAAGAATTCAAGAAATAGTGGAGATCACTATGAAGATTATCCGCAAGCACAAAAAACAAGTGATTATGCAGAACGAGAGAAAAAAGCACAGGAGACAATGCCAGGTAATAATCCCTTTGCTAATGCCGATGGGCCAATAGATATTAGCGATGACGATTTACCGTTTTAAAGAGGTGATTTAAATGTCTAGAGTATATCAAATCATTTACGACAGACAATATTTTAAATATTTAGAAGTAGCAAAGGCAAACGGAATTAGTGAAATAAAGTATAGGCAAAGATTAAGAAGTGGCCATACACATGAAAATTCAGCAAGTCAATGGGATGGTACAGTACCGCAAAAGAGAGACAGTAAAGAAACTGATATCAAAAATTACTTTAGATATAACATGCCGATGAAAAGAGAGTATCTCGAATATTTAAATCAAAATCAAGAATTCTATCAAGATATGGTCGAAGTATTTGGATATACAGATCAGATTAAAGGCATCTTAAATAAAACATATATTTCAGCAGGATATTGAGGTGTGAACGATGAATAAAATAATCAGCAGAGTATCAACAAACAACAAAAGTTTAGAAATAGGAGTAAACAACGTTGCAGTCATTGAGTTTAGACAAAGTGAAAAAGGCGGAACTATGGGACCTTTCGATATATATAACGCTTATGATAGCAAAGGAAAATTATTAGCAGTTGAAGGCTTTTTCCTAAAAGACGGATTGCACATTGAATACAAGAACGTAAGGCCTGAAAGACAACCTACATTATTCGATTATATGTGAAGGAGATAAGTTATGGACAGATATGCGAAAGCTATAATCAGTCAATTCACTGGATTGATTGATAGCAAAGTAGTGACAGAGGATGAAGTAACAAAAGAGTTACGTTGCGTGATTAGAGACAAAAGCGGTAGAGAAAGCAGAAAGTATTTTAGGGGGCATACCTGGAACGCAGTAGCATATGAGATTAATGGATTTATGAATACGAAGGAATTTAAAGAGGTCTATGTCTGGCCGCTACAACCAATCTATAACTAAGGTGGGGAAAACATGATTTACAAAATAACTTTCGAAATAATGCAAGGAGCGGTCTTCTTTCATCCGTTCTGTGTTGTTGAGGCAAAGGATATAGAACATGCTAAAGATAGAGCTATGCAAGTGATAAATAGCCATCCTAACAACGTAAAAATTAAAAAAGAAATAGTGGACGTTCAAGAAGTGAGTAAAAAAGAATACCCAAGCTATATAAGAATAGATGAAGTAATGCCATGGCAACCTGAAAAAGAAATAAAGGAGAATGAACAATGACAAATGAATTAATTAAATATGCAGAACTTATCAGAGAGTGGTCTACAGAACGAGGACTACATGATAAAGATCCACGTAAGCAGATATTGAAGCTTGGTGAAGAAGCGGGAGAATTATTTGCTGGTATCGCTAAAAAGAAGATTGATTTAGTGAAGGATGCAGTTGGTGATGTGTTTGTTGTAATCATCATCTACTGTCAGCAAAAAGGAATAAAAATTGATGAAGTACTAGAAGCATTTAATGTTACTCAAAGAAGTTATGAAGAAAATGACAACGATTCAACGCTATACAGTCTAAAGCTGATGCAGAAAATTGGAATGTTAGCAGCAGATACTATATACAGCGATAACAACAATAATATTCGACTACAAGTGACATGGGTGCTGGAAGACCTGCTTACAGTATGTCAGGTTAAAAACTTAGATTTTATCGAGTGCATAGAAATGGCGTATAACGAAATCAAAGACAGAAAGGGCGAGATGAAAGATGGAACATTTGTTAAAGCATCAGATCTCGAAAACCACCATTAAGTCTAAGAAGTATTTGAAACAGTTTCAAAGGACAGTTAAGCAATCAGTAAAATTAATTGAAAGTAGAAATAAGGATGAACAAGAACAACGATAAAGAAAAGAAAGACATATTAGAACGAGTAAGAGAACTACTGAATAAATGATTTGAAGCGGTAAGCCGCTTCTTATCTCTATTTACATACAAGAGGTGTTAAATGGTAGCACATTATAACAAGCAAGGTTTCAGAGGACGATGGTTAGAAGATAGGATCGTTCAGACTAATAACATGTATCGACATAGAAATATAGCATTAGTAACAAAAGTTCCTACACCAACAGCAGTAACGCGAAAAGGTGGCCAACTTGTAGGCGCTAAATATACAGATAAGTCCATCGTCGATTTCGTCGGTATATATCATACAGGACAGTTTATCGCTTTTGATACAAAGGAATGTCAGCAGTCGAGCTTTCCTTTCAAGAACGTTAAGAAGCATCAGGAAGACTATTTGAACGATGTGAAGCGGTTGAATGGCATAGCATTCATTCTCATATTCTTTCGTAACTTTAATGAACTCTATCTGATTCATATAGATGATTATATGAAGTTGAAAGAATCGTTAGGGCGTAAGAGTATTCCTTATCAGTGGTTTAAAGAAAATAAAGTAAAAGTGAAGACGCAGAATGGTTATTTCTTTGATTACTTGAACGCTAAGGACACAAACATATAGGAGTGATCTTATGTTTAAGAAAGGTAAGTATATTAAATGCAAATCTACAGGTAATTTATATGTAATTACAGGATGCAGTAAATCTCACGTTTATTTTAAAGGTTGGGGTATTTCAGGCGGAATACCTAAAGTAGCGTTTAGTGATGATTTTATATTGATTTAGGAGGGATTAGGAAATGATACCGAATATATCATCAGATATTACAACATATATCATCAGATATTACAACTTTGGTGAGGATGAAATTCGAAGTATTGAAAATGGTTTCTTTAAATCATACCCAGAAGCAGAAAAGTTTTTAACCACAAGAAACTTCAAATGGAAAGATGCAGACCTTTACGAAAATGAAGTACTAGGACTTGAAGCAATGATTACTGAATTATATGAAGTTGATTATTAATCGCAAGGAGGAAATGAGAGATGAGTAAAGACGAGAAAGAATATTATGTACTTTCTATACCATACGATTCAGCTTACGGAATTTATGACACGTTTCAACAAGCATTAGAAGAAGGAAACAGACCTGAAAATGAATGGCTTAAATTAATACTTTATAAAACTAAAATGAACAGAGCATTGAAAAGTGAGGACGTAATAGGACGATTCAGAGATGGAAAGTATATAAGTTCAGAAGAGTAAATCACAAGGAGGAAAATGATATGTATATAGTGCATGATTTATACCAAAACGAAATTGAAACATTTCAAGATAAAGAAAAGGCTTATAAATGTTACGACCAATGGAAACAAAATTATTATGATGATGGTTGGTTACCTGACGAATCAGAAGGCAAAATTGTTGTAATTGCTAAAGTGATTAGCTCAGCAAAAGTTGTTAAAGATGATATTGATGATGAAACAAGTGAGCAATATTACCGTTTTGAAGATATAGACGAATAAAATTAAACCTTTATAGAACTATCTGTAACTCACGAAAGGAGGAAATGAGAGATGGAAATTAAATCAACAATTAGTGCAGAGCAATTAACAGAGGGAATCGTTTTTCATGGTGAAACAAGCGCAGATATGAGAGTTGTAGAACGTATCAATGAATTGGACAACATATTGTGGGACGTGTGTATTGACTTAGATAATTTGAGAATTGATTTAATTAATAGACATGAAGCGTCAGCTAAAGACATTCTTATAGCTATTGATAATTTACAAAGAAATATTAAAAGAACACTACCTTGTTTAGATTAACTGAAAGGAGAGAGGGATTGTGAACTATGAAAAAATGTGGAATTCTCTTAAAAAACATATCGAGAAACAAAAAGAGAGTGTAGTAGGTTATTATGCTGACAGTGTTTTGATAGAAGAGAAGACTTTTTACGATAATGATGAATTATCAATTAGAGCAACTCTTCTAAAAATGGATGAGTTGGAAGAATTGTTAGGTGACGTTGAACAACTCGAAAAAGGAGAATGAATGATGACTTGCACAAATGACCCAACCTAGAAATGATTGTATCTGAAACGATACATTATTTAGTTAAGCAGGTTGTATTGTATGAAAGTGAAGGTTGCGACAGAGAAGTTAAGGTTTTGAATGATGTTATCAATAATATGAAAGATATCGAAAAGGAGAATAAGTTATGAAAATTGATATTCCAGGAAAACTAAAGTTAGATATGCCTATTATGAACGAGGATAAAGCGATTAAAGTATTAGATACTGTACTTAATTATATGAGTGGGAACATAAAAAGTACGAATATAAGCACAGCAAAGTCAGAAGATACGGTCATGGAAAACATCTTTAATCTTAATGGACCAAATATTAAGGGAATACCTGCTAACGAAATTATCTCCAAAACAGAAGAGAAAGTAAAAGAGAAGCCTTCAGTATCTAAGGTAGTAGAACTTGAAAGAGAAGATAAGGATTATGTACATAAAGAGAGTGATGGATTCACTATTGGAGACAAGATAAACCTTAAAGAAGCATTATTACAAGAACCAGAGTTCTGGAAGACAGGCATCAAGGAAAAGAATGGTGTTAATCATTATAGATGCAGATATTTGTGCCCTAGCTGTGGAACATTAAGTAATCACTATATCACACCAGAAGTAACACAAGTCAATTGCCATCAATGTGACCAACAAATGGATGTCATACCTATGAAACAAGTGAATGGAAAAGAAAAGGATAGTAATTCAAATTACTATATTGCAGGTCATTACCAGGTAAGAGAATAGGAGAATATGAATGAAGAGCAGAAGACATAGAGCAATCTACTGGGCTTATACAGGTAAAAAGAAAAAGCATAAAGTAACACGAACTTATAATGAATTAGAAGCTAGGTTTAATATTATTAAAGCCATAAGCTTCATGGCTAACAAAGCATTTAATAAAATTGGTGAAGCAGTTAGTAAATTTAGAGTAGCCTTTAGGGATAACAAACACTTGAAGCGGTCATAAAAAAAGAGCCTTCATGGCTCTGAGGTAATATACTCGACACCTATATTATATCAGAATCATGGAGGTTACTAAATGACTTTATTATTAGAGATTAAGAACCTGGATTTTATTCAAACAAGAAAGAATGTATATAACCTTTTTAACAAGTACAATAGATTACTTTGCCTAATGCCAGTAAGAAGTTATCCATCTGTTACTCAGTCATTTAGTTTAGAACCACCAACCACAGTTAAGGATCTGAATAAGATTGAGTTAAGTGTATCCAAGAACATTGAGCGTGAGCAAATGATGTTAGAAAGACAGCAATTAATGGATAATCTTCACAATGCTATTGATAATCTAAAGCCTGATGAAAAGTATATTATCGTTAATAAGTATCTACAGGAAGAGCGAGGTATAGATGTTGATATTTATACAGAATTAGGTATAGGGAAGACTAAGTACTATGAGATTAAGAATGATGCTATTATACGACTTGCTTTTTATTTAGGGATAGAAGAGTATAATGACTAATTTTGAATTTATATACTGAAAGGGAGATAACTATGAGGAAATATTATTATGCATTAGCATCATTTGACGAACACATAAAAATATATTGGGTAAAGTCGTTTAGTAAACGATATGCTAAGTTTAAACTTATCAAATATATCAGAAGGAAACATAGACCTACAGGATATGAACCACCTTTGAAATTTAGCATGTATAGATATTGTAAAGAAGAAAAACCAATATTAATTTATAAAGAAATGAGCTTATGGTGATAAATAGATCTGATATTAATCAGGTCTATTTTTTTTATATTTAAAAACCTTTAGTTACATAAAGAGTTATGTATATATAAGATATGTATAACTAATTTTCAGAAAACTAATGGAAGTATTAATATATAAAGGGTTATAATATGTTTGTGAGTTATACACAATATTATATATGAATAACTCAACTAAATTTATTAGGAGTGGTTAAAATGGGATTATTTGATGATGCAAATAGAAAATATGATTTAAGAAAAGAAAAAGAAAAAGAAAATCAAGAGAGAGAGGCTTTAAGAACTGCAAAATTAATCCAGGCAGAAAGACAATTAATAAATAAATTTAGTAGTTATCTACCAAAAATGAGTAGTGAATTATATCAAAAGAAATTCGATACAACTATAAATCAAACGGATCTACATCCTTGGATTATTGTAAAAGACTATCCAATCAGTAAATGGGTCAAACTTATGTACAAGCAATCGGATTCTAATGAGAAGAATGGAATTGTAACAGCTAGTATTAGTTCTTCTAAATCTGATGAAGTTGTATGTATTGAATATATCGTAGATGAAAAAGAAAGAGTAAGAATGAGTGATGGAACGGATTTCATACTTGAAGATGAGGTTGTAAAACATTATGAAGCCATTCTTGATAAATTGTAAGAATTTATTTAATGTTGAAAGGAAACTAAGATGTTAAATTTTTTCGAGAATAGTATTCCATGGCTGATAGCTATATTGAGTTTGATTGTTACTATTAATGACAGCAGAAAAAAGTATGAAAATTATTTTTTTATTGATATTTATAAGTATAAAACTTATTCAGAAATTGGGCACATCTATCATAACTCACCATTACTAGGGTGGAACTCTTTAGAAAATTGGGAGAGATATTCTGAATCAAAGGGCGAAGTGCCTATTTGGATGAGACCAAATATACCATTATTATATGATGATAATGATCTGCCATTAATATATATTAGAAATATAGGGGAGTCCATTGCAACAAACGTATCTATAACTGTAAGATTCGATTCAATAGTAAATTTAAATATTGATGAAGAAAGAGATATGATAAAGAAATCAGATGATATGACTCTTTTCAAGTATAGATCTTCTGATAGATCAGTTTCCTTTGAGATACCCAATTCATCTAGACAGTTATATTATTACGAAAGTATTCCAAAAGATTTCGTGATACCAATAGATATACCTGAACAATTTATTATTCAATTAAACTTATATAAAATTGGAGTGATTTCAAGACCGCCAATATTAAATATAGAGATAAAAAGTAATAATATTTATGGAAGAAATAAAATCACTAACTTAAAACTTATAGTAGGCTATATAAGAAGATATACTGAATGGATAAATGGAAAACATTATGACATTATGGAGTTTGAATTGATGACAGATTTTAAGGTAAAAAGTAATTGATAAGTTGTTTAACACGAACTTTTCACGAACTTTTTCCGAACAAATAACGAACACTTTTATAATTAAAACGTAGTAATATTATATTGTAGATAAATATATCAAGGGCACGAGCGATATGCTTGTATCCTTTTTGTTTGGTGGTGAAGCAATGGTTAGTAAGTCTGATAGTGTATGTGCTTATCCTGGATGCAGTAGGACTACGAGTGGTAGATACTGTGAGGTACATAGTGATACAACTAAGCAGAAGTATAAGGACTATGACCGTGAACGTAGTGATCAGCAAGAGGTAAGCTTCTATAACTCTAAACCATGGAAGGATGTCAGGGCGGCTGTACTTCAACGTGACTTCTATTTGTGTCAGCAATGTAAACGTCAGGGCATTACTACCTTTGGTAATATAGTGCATCACATAGTAGAGCTTAAGGATGACTGGTCACTGAGACTAGACATGAACAACCTAGAGACTGTATGCAGTGCATGTCACAATCAAGAGCATACCAAGACAAAGAAGGGCCTTAATACAAGTACTAAGAATCATGTAATAGTCGTTGTTGGATTGCCTGGAAGTGGTAAGAGTACCTTTGTTTATAATAACTGTGATAAAGAGAAAGACATAGTTATAGATATGGACGAAATAATATCAACAATGACATTTAAACCAATTCATGATAGAACTCTAAATGCATATGATTCAATCGAAATGGTAAACGATATGATTAAAGCTGTTATAGATAATCTAACATTAGAAAAATACAAGTTTAAAAGGATTTGGTTGATTAGATCAACACTAAGCACATCAGAATCGAATAAGCTTAAACGTATCAACTGTAAATTTGTACACATTATCAGACAAAGAAGTTTGTGTGAACATACCGTTCAAGTTGCAGGCAGAACGATTCAAAGTAATGTATTTACTCAGATTGAAGACAACATAAATAAAATGAAACAGATTTTAAAAGTGGAAGAGTATGAAGCCTATGAAAAAATAAAATTTTAATTCATACCCCCCGCCTTTAATTTCTAAGAAAAACCGTCAAAACAACGGCGCCCCAGTCAAACGCACACAAAATTCGCTCAAAAAAATCTCAGTATAGCAAAAAAGGGAGGTGCATTACATGGGAAATCAAGCACAACCAATCGATTTACAATTAATACATGGCAATAAGAATCGAAGAACTAAAGCAGAAATAGAAAAGCGTAAAAAAGCTGAAGAAGCATTGAAAGCTGCAAAGGACAAACTGAAGCCACCAACCTGGTTGGATAAGTTGGCCAAGAAAGAATTTAAGTATATTGTAGATCAGATGTCAGAACTCGACGTATTAAATAATCTTGATGTTCATGCTTTGGCAATGTACTGTGATGCATACTCTAACTATGTTGAGATTACAAAGCTAATTAATGAAACAGGTTTAGCTAGACGTGTCGTTGTTGATTATACAGAGGACAATGAACCTATTTATGAATTGGTGATGGATAAAGAAGCGATACTAAGGAAAAAGCAATTCTATGATCAGGTAAGACAGTTAGGTATTCAGTTTGGTTTTACACCATCTGCAAGAGCAAAAATGGCACTTGCGCAAGCAAAGGCAGAAATTGAAAAAGAAGATGATGACTTTGAGGATGTGTAATGATGGAATTAAAAAACTATCTTATTAAATACTCAAATGATGTATTAAGCGGAGATATAATCGCTTGTGAAAAACACAAGTGGGCATGTCTTCGCTTTTTAAGTGACCTAGAAAGAGAAAAGCTTAAACAGTTTCCATATGTATTTAACGAAGAAAAGGCATTGCGATTTTTAAAGTGGATGACAAAGTTCAAGCACACTAAAGGCCCATTACGTGGGACACCAATCGTACCTAATCCAATTCAAATATTCATATTTTCAAATATATATGGTTGGGTACATTATCAGACCGGTTATAGGCGATTTTCTTTAGCATACTGGCAAGTTGCCCGTAAAAATGCAAAATCACAATCATTATCATGTGTAGGATCATATGAAGCTAGTGCACTTGGTGAAGGTATGTCGGAAGTATATATCGGTGCTACTAAAAAAGAGCAAGCAAACATTATTTATAATGAGCTATCTGCTCAAATAAAGCAATCTGAATTCAAAGATAAGTTTGAAGCTAAATATGGCCGTATCGTTCATTTAAAATCAGACTCAACAATAAAATCATTATCAAAAGAGGATAATAAAAAAGGTGATGGATTTAACCCGCAATGTGGATTGATAGATGAGTATCATCTTCACGATACGACAGAAGTATATGACGTAATCCTAACTGGTATGGGAGCTCGTTCTCAACCTTTAATGTTTATCATTACAACTGCTGGTAATGATTTGAATAAACCATGTTATACAGTTGAATATGATTATGTCTCAAAAATATTAAATCCTAATATCCCTATAGAAAATGATAACTACTTTGTGATGATAAACGAGTTAGATAAAGATGACGATATACGTGATGAAAAGAATTGGCCAAAAGCGAATCCGATTGCAGCATCTCACGAAGAAGGTATGAACTACTTAAGAAAAATGTTGAAGCGGGCATTAGATGTACCTTCATACATGAAGACATATCTTACTAAGAATATGAATATATGGGTAGATGCAAAAGATAACGGATACATGAAGATGGATAAGTGGAACGCTTGTGGCCAGGAAGTGCCGAATAATTTAGAAGGAAGAGAATGTTATGTCGGTGTCGATTTATCAAAGAAAATTGACTTAACTTCTGTTAGCTTTGTATTTCCTAATCCAGACGGGACATATGACGTTAGATCACATTCATTCTTACCTGAAGAAGCGTTAAAAGAAAGAGAAAATACAGACAAAGTACCTTATTCTATGTGGGTTGAAGAAGGGTATTTAACTGCTACTCCAGGAGATGTAGTTGATTATAACTATATTGAGCATTATATCGATATTATAGTGAGGGAAAAAGGATGGAAAGTAGTTGAAATTGACTTTGACCCGTATAATGCAACGCACTTCTCCTCTAATATGCAATATAAAGGCTATAAGACGGTTGAAATATCTCAGACTATGAAAGTGTTAAGTGAGCCGACTTCGTTCTTTAGGGAGTGTGTTTTTGAAGGGAAAGTAAGACATGATAATAATCCAGTTTTAACTTGGGCTGTTTCAAATGCGATTGAAAAATCAGATGCACAAGGAAATATAATGCTAGATAAACAGAAATCTAAAGACAGAATTGATCCAATAGCATCTACAATATTCGCATTTGTCAGAGCGATGGTTGATGAGGGACCTTCGATTAATGATCATATCGCTAGTCAGGAATTCACATTTTAGGTGGTGCACAAATGTTAGAAAAATTATTAAGAATGATATTGCTATTTTTAGATGACATGCTGCTGATTGCAGGCATGTCATTAATTGTTACCGCAGCATTTATTATTGGAATCGTATATGGATTAGTTATTGCTGGAGTAATGCTGATTGCTCTAGCTTATTTGATAGGTAGAAAGAGGTGAGTAAATGTTATTTAGTAGTAAAAAATCATTAAGTGTAAATAATGAAATATATACTGGCAGTCAAAATTGGTTCAACACAATGTTTAATTCTGATATATCTTCAAAGATTACTGAAGATACAGCAATTAAAACAAGTGAAGTTTATACATGTATTAAAGTTCTTGCCGATGATATTGCAAAATATCCGATATCAGTTAAGCAAAAAACGAATAATAAGTTAACAACAGAACATACGCATCCAGTTCATATTTGCTTGAATAAGCAACCGAATAAGAATATGACACCATTTGTATGGAAAAGATTAATGATATTTCACATGATGTTATATGGTAATGCATATAACGTAATTATAAGAAATAATAAAGGCGAAGTAACAGAGATATTACCATTAAGCCCATTAACGACGTCAAAAACATACGATAGAGATAATGCAAAATATGTATATTTTACAACATTAAATGGTAAGCATTACAAGATTGATACTGATGATGTGCTTCACTTTTTAGAACTAAGTTTTGATGGACATGTTGGCCTTTCACCTATAGAAGTTATTAGAGAAAACTTGGCCACAAATATTGGCGGAAACAAACACCAGGCAAAATTTTATCAAAAGAGTGCTATTCCAAGAGGTATTTTAAAGACTACTGAAATTGTTAGCCCTGAAAACAAAAAGAAATTACGTGAAGCATGGTATGAAGTAAATAATGAAGAAGATGTTGCAATTATGGACGCTGGACTTGATTTCAGTACAATAACTATTCCTCAAAAAGATGCACAATTCATTGAGTCGATGAAATTTAACAAACTACAGATTGCTGGTATCTATAAAGTGCCACCGCATAAAATTGGTGAGTTAGATCGTGCGACATTTTCTAACATTGAGCAACAGTCATTGCAATATGTCATAAATACGATTCTTCCTATAGTTACAAACTTTGAGCAAGAATGTAACGTTAAATTACTTAATATTGTTGATGAAACAGAAAATCGTTACTGTAAATTCAATCTTGAAGCTGAACTACGTGGAGACAGTGAATCAAGAGCGAAGATGTATGAAACTATGCAACGCATTGGAGCCTATAATATAAATAACATATTAGAGCTTGAAGATATGCCTTTACTTGAAGATGAATTAGGTGACATGCATTTTGGTAACTTGAACTTAGTTCCACTAGATATTATGCGAGAGTACCAGTTATCTAAAGCTAAAGGCAGCAAATCTGATAGTAAAGGAGGTGATAATCAAAATGCCGACTAAATTCTATTCGATGAAAGTATTAAACGAAAGTACAGCAGAAATTGATATTTATGGTGCGATTGAGTCTGAAGGATGGTTTAGTGAAAGTTCAGCAAAAAGGTTCAACAACGAATTAAAGGAACTTGGAGACGTAAATACTATTTACTTAAACATTAACAGTCCAGGTGGTGACGTATTTGAGGGACAAGCGATTTATTCAATGCTTAAAAGACATAAAGCTCATATTGTTTCTCGTATTGATGGATGCGCTGCCTCCATAGCAAGCGTAATCGCAATGGCTGGTGATACTGTTTCGATGCCAAACAACGCCATGTTAATGATTCATGATCCTTGGACGTTTGCGATTGGGAACAGTCGTGAAATGCGAAAAGTTGCAGATGACTTAGATAAGATTAATGAATCTATCGTGAATACTTATCTAAACAAGACAGATGGTAAAACGACTGAAAGTAATATCAGAACGATGATGCAAGAAGAAACATGGTTAAGTGCGGATGATGCACTTAAATATGGATTTATCGATGAAATTACAGAAGAAGTTAAAGTTGCTGCATCTATTGATAAATCATTTGCAGAACGTTATAAGAATGTCCCTAAAAACCTAATGAGAAATGATGAATTAGAATCTGAAAAAGCTAAGGCATACGCTCAAATTATCGAGTTAGCCAAACGATAGCTACGAGGTGATCTAAATATCTCGACGCAAGTTACGTCGTTAAATAATTACTCAATGGCATGTCATTTTTGACGATGCTTATTTTTTATGCAACTTACATCAAAAAAACAATATAAATTGGAGGAAAAGAGATGAAATTAAAAGATTTACAAGCATTACGTGCTAAAGCTTTAGATGAAGCAACTGAAGCAGTAGACAGTGGAGATATGGAAACTTATAAAGCGAAGTATGAAGAAGCAGAGAGTTATTTAGCGCAAATTAATGCTTTAAACGATTTAGAACAAGCTAAAAATATTAATACAGTAGTGGATTTCAATGTTATGCCGGGTTCTGAATCAAAAAAAGAAGTACAAAATGAACTTAAAGCATTTGCGAACTATATGCGATCTGGAGAAGTTTCTGCAGCAATGGTAGAAAAGACTGATGAAGATGGTGGTTACATCGTACCTGAAGACATCAGCATGAAGATTAATGAATATAAACGTAACTTCGAGTCTTTAGAAAACTTGGTTAATGTAGAACCGGTAAGACGTCCTAAAGGTTCACGTTTATATGAAAAGTTAGGAGACATGACTCCATTTGTTGCTGTTGAAGAAATGGGAGAGATTCCTGAAATTGATGGACCTAAATTTGAACGTATCGTATATGACATCAAAAACTACGCTGGTATCTTACCAATGTCAAACGACTTAATCCAAGATAGCGATGAAAATGTTATTGATTATGCTGCTCGTTGGGGTGCACGTAAATCTGTAGTGACTCGTAACTCACTTATCTTAAATGTTATTAAGACATTAAGTGCAGTAACACTTAAAACAGCAGATGATATTAAGAAAGCAATGAATGTAACGTTGGATCCTTTATTCTTAACAACTTCTATCATCATTACAAATCAAGATGGTTTTAATTATTTAGATACATTGAAAGATAAAGATGGAAAGTACTTAATGCAACCATTTGTGACTGATCCAAGTAAACGTCAAATCTTCGGTAAAGAAGTTAAAGTTATCGGTAATAAATTCTTGCCATCAGAAGGTGCTGTAGCGCCGTTAATTATCGGCGATTTAAAAGAAGCAGTAACGTTATTTGACCGTCAGCAACAGTCAATTTTAACTACTAATATTGGTGGTAAAGCATTTACTCGCAACTCTACTGATATGCGATTTATCGAACGTGAAGATGTTAAATTAGTTGATAAAGCAGCGGTTGTATACGGTAAACTTGATACTACTGTAATTGAAACTGTTTAGGAGTGAATAATTATGGAAGTGACATTGCTGGGAGAAGTTAAAGAGTTTTGCAAAATTGACGGAGATGAAGAGGATGTCACTCTCAATTCATTGATTGAAGCAGCTAAACTCTTCATCTTGTCAAAAACAAATTATCGTTTCGGATTTTTTAAAGATGCTAATGAACAAACTATGGAAAATCAACAAGCTATACTTGCTTTAAAAATGTTAGTGATGCACTGGTATGAGAATAGGGAGCCTACAGGACAAGCAGAATTAATTGCTTATTCGCTCAATGCTTTAATCATACATTTATCTATTGAATATGGAGGGTTTAAGTATGAAAACATCTAAAAAGATAAATGAAAAAGTAGGTAGATTAGATAAAAGAATTACTATCATCACTACTAACGATGTATCAGAAGATGGATGGAATAATAGTGAAGAAACTGTATTTCATAAGTGCTGGGCGCAATTAGTTGATATTCGAACGAGAGATTATAATTCTGCAGTTCAAGTTGGTACTGAAAATCAAATATATTTCAGGATTAGATTTAAAGAAGGTATCACAACTGATATGAGTATTCGTTACAAAGATGAACATTACTCAATCGTCGATATGTTAGATAAGGATGAACGATTACCATATATGTACATCGTTGCAAAGCGTACAACGTTATGAGTTTAAAGACATCTGGCTTTGATAATGCTAATTTGAATAAGTTGCTAATGAATATCAATGGCGCACGTAACAAAGTGGTTCAAGCAGGCGCAGAAGTACAGTTTAAAGCTATTAAGGAAGATATCTTTGTTGATACAGGTAAAGCAAGAGATAGGCTTGTAATAGGTAAACCACATCAAAGAAATGGTGAAACGATAATTAAAATTGGTTGGCCAGAAGGTAGTAAGGTTGAATATAGGGTTCATTTTGTGGAATGGGGCACAGTTCATCAGAAACCCCAAATGAAAATAACGAATGCAGTAAAAAATTCAATGGAAGCTAAAAAGAGAGCAATGAATGCTGTTATGAGAAGGGAGTATGGTTTGAATGGATGATCCATATAAATTTATTCGGGATATAATCGTTTCTAATAGCGAAATCGTAAAAATGATTCCGTCAGCTAATGTAAGAAATGTAGATATTCCTGAAACTTTGAAAAGTTCTCCGCCATACATCAGAATAACGCTTTTAGATGCTCCCGATTTATCTTTCGGAGATGGTGAAATTAGAGCAGCAGGATATTATTTTCAAGTTGATATATGGCAAAAAACAGGTTTATTAACTTTAGGTAATAAGATTAAGAAATTGCTTAAGCAAAATGACTTTAGTTGTGTTGATTTTTTAGAAGCACACACAGAGAAGGTATCAGATAACGTCACGCTCTATAGAGATGCGAGACGTTATTTTTATGCATACGAATTAAAAGAAGAAGAAATTTATTAAAAAATAGGAGGATTTATATATGCCATTAGTAAAAATTACAGAAACATTAGGTTCAACAGTAAACATTAGCGGTTTTCACTTTGCAGAATTAACAACAGACGAAGCAGGTAAGGCACCAGTGTATGGTGAAATCAATCATATTCGTGGTGCACAAGACATTAAAGTAGATCCAAGTGAAGATATGATTGAAAACTGGGGAGACGGTGAAGTTCAAGAATCAGCAGTATCTCAAGGTAAAACAAAAGTTGATTTACAAGCATTTGCAATTCCGCTAGAAACACGTGCATTTCTTGCAGGTTTAGAAGTAGATGAAGATGGATTAGTCACAAAACATGGTGGTGTTTTGAATCCACCTACAGTTGGAGCAGTATTCTACAAAGAACGTAAAAATAAAGATATTGAATGTGTAGGTCTTTTACGTGGAGTATTCCAAGTAGAAGGAGACCAAGGGAAAACTGCTGACGATAAGATTGAATTCAGTAATCAATCTATTACTGGGGAGTTCTCTGGACGTATCTCAGATGGATTAGTTGAACATCGTAAATATATCAAGAAAGATGATTACGTAACTTTAGACGCATTCTTTACTAAAGTATTTGGCAAAGCTGCACCAGTGACAGCAACGCCTAAGGGTTGGAAAGCGCGTACTATCTAATAAATAGGAGGAATATTTTATGACGACTAAGAAAAATGAATCAGAAACTACAACTATTAAAGATGAAAAGAAAGAAGAGTATGTTATAGTTATTCCTTTTTATGATGCTGAAGATAAAGGAAAGGAATATTTAATTAATGATCCATACCCGAAGCCAGCAAGTAAGAAGGTAACTCAAAAACGCATTGAACAGTTATTGAAACATGAAAATGGTAAATCATATATTCGTAAGAAGTAAATCATCAGGGGACTTGTTCCCCTTTTATTTTGGCCAAAATAAAAGGAAAAGAGGAAATTAACATGACAGAAGAATTAAATTTAGAACAAGAAGTAGAAAAGGACTTTTTAAAGGAGATTACATTAGTTAATTCAGCAGGTGCTGAGCGTACAATTACAGCTCCTAAAGTTATTCCAGGGCGTGTATACCGCAAAGCAATTTCTTTAGGATATAAAGAGCGTAAGTTAACTTATAAGAATGATGGTAAAGGTAAATACGAATTAGATGAAGAAGGAAACTTTATTCCGGAACGATTCACTGAAGAAAAAGAACTTGAAATACTTGGAATTTATGAAGAGTTTATAGTTGAATATTTTAATAATCAATTCACTGTAGAAGAGTTACAAGATGGATTAGACGCACGTATTTATCAAGAAACATTATTACATGCATATCATAGTGCGTTGGGAAACCGTACCGTACCAGTTCAGAAGAACTAAGCGATGATGATATTGAAGATGTAGAACTTGATGACGTTGTGAGAATGTTTGATAAAAATATTGCAGTCATTGCTAAATATTTTAATACTTCTCCATTAGAAATAATGAATGGTGATTATCATTACTACATGTATCAATATAATCTAGCGATAGAAGATGAAGTTAATGCTTCATCTTCAAATAATAAAAAAGTCGAAAGCCTATTCGATGCATTCTAGTGAGTGTATTGAATAGGTTTATTTTTTTGAGAAAGGAGGATATATATGAGTGTAATCGGAGAGCCTATTGGCAAATCGGTTGTTGAAGTTGGTCTTAATGATAGTAAGTTAGTCAGTGGATTAACGAATTTAAATGCAAAAATGAAACTCGCTGATAATACCTGGAAAGAGTCACTTTCAACATTCAAACAATCAGATAGATCCATTGAAAAATTATCTGTAAGTGTTAAAGGTATGACCGATAAATTGAAAGTGCAGTCCCAAATCGTTGAAGCACATAAACAGAAAGTTGCTAAATTAACGAGTGAGTATGGCGAAACGCATACCAAAGTAATTAAAGCTAATGCGGAATTAAAGAAACAAGAGGCTACTTTCGGTAATTTAAAACGTTCAGTCGGTGAAGTTACCCAAGAATTAAAAGACTTAAAAAAAGCTGAACAACTGAGTAAATCCCCGTGGGCGCAACGTCAAAAAGAGTTACAAGCTTATAGCGATAAAATGACTGCAATAGCCGATAAAGCTATGGGTATAGGCCAAAACATGTCATTGGCAGTTTCAGCACCAATTGTAGGAATGGGAGCAGCATCTATTAAAGTTGCTGGTGAGTATAGTGCTGCTGAATCACAATTTAAAACTGTATTTGGCAACATGGAAAAAGAAGCGAAGTCAAGTTTAGATGCTATTTCTAAAGAAACTGGGTTATTACCTAACAGTTTGCGCGGTACATATACTCAAATGGCGGCATTTGCTAAGACGACAGGTGCATCTACTAAAGACGCATTGGATTTAACATCAAGAGCAACATTAGCAGCCGCAGATAGTGCAGCCTTTTACGACAAGAGTATTGGTGAAGTATCAGAAAACTTACAGTCATTCTTAAAAGGGAACTATGAAAATGATGCAGCATTAGGTATTTCGGCAACAGAAACAACAAGAAATGCAAAAGCTAATGAATTATACGGAAAATCATTTATTGAATTAAGTGAACAACAAAAACAATTAACCCTACTTAAAATGGTTGAAGATGGTAACAAACTTGCCGGTGCAATGGGTCAAGCAGCTAGAGAGCAAGACCAATTAGGAACTCAAACCTCTAATTTGAAAACAGCGTGGGCTGACTTTCAAAATGAAGTAGGAAAACCTTTATTACCAGTTGCTATTGATACGTTGAAAAGTTTATCCGCCACTGCCAAAGATGCATCAAACTGGTTTAATGGATTATCTGACGGAAGTAAAAAAGCTGTATTAGGTATAGGTGGAATTGCAGCAGCCGCAGGACCATCTCTTATTGCATTTGGAATGATGGCTAAAGGAGCTGGAGCAGTTGCAGGTGCTTATAGTAAGTTAAGTGGACCGATAAAGTTATTTACTAAAGGCGCTGAAGGCGCTGGGAAAGCGACAGGAATATTTGCTAGATCAAGTGGTTTATTATCGCGCGGTTTGGGTTTATTAGGAGGACCAATTGGAATAGCACTTACGGCTGTTACTACTTTATATGGTGCCTTTAAATTAGCATACAAACATGTCGACTGGTTCAGAGAAGGTGTTGGTAATACTGGCAAGTTACTTAAAGAAGTTGCTGGAAGTATTGATTTTGATTGGGTTGGTGACTTAGGCAATGGCGTAAAAAATACTGGTAAGTGGTTAGCTGATTCTACTGGTAAACTTGCGCGTTTTGGATTTGAAATCAGTCCTATTGGCATGATCTCTAAAAGCACATTTAAAGTAGTAGGAGATTCGGTAAAGAAAGCTACAGATACAGTTGATGTCTTTGGAAAAGGTGTCAGCAAGTCAACAAAGAAAGTGTTACAAGAATATACAGATCTTTCAATGAAAGCTTCTAAAAAACTTGAAGACCTTAGGATTAATCACAAGACAATCGGTGATCAACAATATAAAGAAGTTGTTTCTATTTATTCAAAGATTAATGCTGATGTTACAAAAAAACTTGGCGAACGTCATAAAAGAGAAACTGATGGACTCAGAAAACTTTTAGTTGATACTAAAGGTATCTCTAATCAAGAAAAGCAAAGAATTGTTATTGAAGCGCAATCTGGAAATGCGGCAGAAGTTAAAGCTGCTAAAACGATAAATAAACAGATAATGGATATTTACAAAAAAGCTAAAACTGAAAAGCGTGCATTAACTCGTACTGAAGAAAATAAGATAGCTAACTTACAGAAACAAATGGATCAGAAAGTCGTTGCTTCATTAAGTAATAGTGAGAAAGAGCAAAGAATTATATTAGGAAGATTAAAGAGCAACAAGAAAACTCTTTCTATTCAAGCTGCATCTGAAGTAATTAAAGCGTCAGCTAAAGAGCGTGATGAATCTATTAAGAATGCACGTAAAAAACGTGACAAAACGATAGATGAAGCGATATATCAACGAGATATTACAAAAAATATATCTAAAGAACAGGCAGATAAAATTATTAAGGACGCTGAAAGACAGTATTCAGGTTCAAAGAAGAATGCAGAAAAGCAACATAAAAGTGTGGTAGATGAAGCTAAAAAGCAAAATAAAGGTGTTAGAAAAGAAATTGATTCTCAAACTGGACGTGTGTTAACTCAATGGGAAAAAACAAAGAAAAATGTAAGTTTATCAGCTTCATTTTTGACATCATATGTGAATACGCAATTCAAGAAGTCTTATGAGAACACTTCGAAATGGATGTCTGAAACTAAGAATTCAATCGGTAAAAAGTGGTCAGAGATTAAGACGAATGTGGCAAATTTTGCAGAAGATACAAAAAAAGCTGCCGTAGATAAATTTGAATCTATGTACGATGGAGCAACAAAATGGGTAAGTAACATCGGTAAGTTTATTACAGATTCAAAGAAGGGTATCACTGATAAAGCGTCTAACATGGGTAAAAGTGTTGCTAACGGTGCAATTGGTGGGCTTAATGGCATGATTGATGGAATCAATAAAATTTCATCGGGTATCATGGATAAAAACTTATTGAGCAAAATTCCTACGCTTTCTACAGGAACAGTTAAAGATGGTGCTATTGCAAAACCAACACTTGCAGTTGTGGGAGATAAAGGTCCTGGGAATGGTCCAAACGGTTACCGTCAAGAAATTATACAAAGAGCAAATGGTGATATGCATTTGACACCAGCTAAAGACACGTTAGTTCATCTTGGTAAAGGTGATCGCGTATTCAGTGGTTCTGAAACTTATTCTATGTTGAATGGAAGTATACCTCACTTCAGCAAAGGGACAGACGATAATTTTTATTCTAAATTGAAAAAAGGTACTCACAACGTTAAAGAACATGCTATGGATGGCATTGGTGCAGTGAAAAAAGGTGTAAGTCATAAAGTTGGTCAAGCAAAAGATGTAATTGGGGACATTATGGATTATATTGAAAATCCAAAAGCTTTAGTAGATAAAGTTCTAGATAGTATGGGTATTGATTTCAGTGGTTTAGGAGCAACAGGAACGCTAGCTAAATCTGCTTATAATAAGTTAAAGACTATGCTTCAGAATAAAGTTAAAGATTGGTTTGAGTCATCAGGAGGAGACGGATTTAACCCTTTTAGCAATTGGAAGAAAACTCCTGGACGAGGTTGGACAGCTGGTGGACATGCTGGTATCGACTATGCAATGCCTGCTGGAACTCCAATTCCTTCACCAATAACTGGGGAGGTATTACAGTCATGGTTCTCTCCTTATAAACCGTCTGGTGGTAATGAGGTTCAGATATTTGCTGATGGATTTACTCACATTCTAATGCATATGTTGAATGGCAGTAGAAAAGTGAAAAAAGGAGATCGTGTTACTGCAGGTCAGATTATAGGTAAAGTAGGTAACACAGGTAACTCGTTCGGTGACCATTTACATTGGCAAGTAAATAAAGGTCGAGGATATATGCGTAATGAAGATTCAATAGATCCTGAGCTTTGGGCGAGAAAATACGCAAAAAGTAGTTCTGGTAAAGGTACGTGGACAAATCAAATCAAAAAAGCTGCTTCCAAAATGGGTGCTAAGGTAAACAATCAAGACATAAGTGATATTATGTCATTGATTAATAAGGAATCCAGTGGCAATGAGACGGTTGTTCAACATGGTTATGTAGACAGAAATACCGGTGGAAACGAAGCTAGAGGATTACTTCAATATACTCCAGGGACTTTTGCTGGGTATAAAGAACCTGGTTACGGTAATATTCTTAGTGGATATGATCAACTACTCGCCTTCTTTAATAACTCAAACTGGCGCGGTGATTTATCAGCGTGGCAAAGAAGAATTGCAAGCGGTTCTACAGGATGGGCCCCAAGTGGTTCAAGAAAGTATTCAACTGGTGCATATATCAATGAGGCACATAATGCAATCGTTGGCGATAAAGGTCCTGGTAATGGTCCTAATGGATTTACTAGGGAACTTATTCATCGTTCTAATGGTGATGTTCAACTGACACCAAATAAAGATACGTTGGTTAATCTTGGTAAAGGTGATAGAGTACTAAACGGCAGTCAAACATATTCTATTTTAAGTGATATGTTTCCAAAATTCAGTAGAGGTACAAAGCAAAAAACACACAGAGTTAAATGGGGAGACACGCTTTGGGACATCTCCCGTAAGAATGGTACTACTGTTAAAGCGTTGCAACTTTTAAACGGTATTAAAAACCACTTAATCTATCCTGGTCAGATCATCAAATTAACAGGGTCTATTACTAATTTAAGCAAAAATGTATCAAAGCAGACTAAAGTACAATCTAAGCCTAAAGTATCTACTTCATATATCAGTAGAGCACAATCTCTTTACAATACTGGTAAGTCAATTCTTAACAGAGGTAAATCAAGTAATAAAGTCACTGGTAAAGATGATGTTAACCTTGGAACTTTGATAATGAATAATACTAAGAATTTAGGTTCGTTATCACTTGAAGCTGCACAGAAGAATATAGACACCATTGTTAAAAAGATAAATTCTATGATTACTTCAAGCACCGGTAAGATTTCTAGTTTAAATAATAAGATTAGTAAATCTACAAACAAGAAGACGATCGCTAATGCTAGAAACGACATCAAGGCATATAAAGCACAGATTGCTAGTCTTAAAAAATTAAAGCAGAATGAAGTATTAAAAACGAATTATCTTAAAAATTTGATTAAAGAAAAATCCAGTTTAACTGCTAAACTTAATCAACGAACAGAAGAAGGCAAGGCATTACAAGAAGAAAAAACAAATTATCGTTCTTCTATAGCGAGTAACCTACAGAACTATGCAGGCTTCGGTGTTGCAAAAGGGCATACATCAAGAGACTTTGTTTCATTCATGAAGTACAGATTAAGTAAGATGAAAGAATACGCTTCTAATGTCCGCAAACTTAAAAGTATGGGATTAGATTCAATTCTTTTAAGAGAGTTATTAGTTGGTGGTATCGAGAACTCTATGCCTCGTGTAGCAGCATTAGTAAAAGGTGGCAAAGGATATATTGGTCAGATTAATACATTACAAAAATCTATTAATGCTGAAGTAAATAAAATATCTAGTGAGCAAGCTAACTTTGGATATAACAGTGATATTAATGCTAATAATAAACAAATTCAAACATTGAAGAATCAACAAAAGAAAATCGACAAAAAGAAAGTCGTTTATCTAAATGAGCGTAAACGTATTACTAAGTCTAATGTAAAAGCTAATCAGAAGAAACCTATAAGTAATACCTCACGTACTGTAACTACAATGAGAACACATAATATCAAGTGGGGAGATACTTTGGGGCATATTGCTCAAAGATATGGCACTACAGTAAATGAACTTAAGAAAGCTAATAACCTTAAGTCAGATATGATTTATGCAGGTAGAACACTTAAAGTACCAACGAAAAAAGTAGTTCAGTTACCGAAAACGCAAACGGCATTAGATAAATCTACTAAATACATCATGGACACTGCAAAGCGTTATCAGTTAGTTAATAACTCTAGCAAGCTGAATAATCTGCAGAAACAACTTAACAAGATTAAGTCAGATAAAGATAAGAAAAATGATGTAGTGATTACGAAGTTAGAAAAAACACTGCGAGACTTAACTAAAAAATATGACAAGCAAGACGATGTAGTTAAATTGCTTCAACAACTTGTCAATAAAAACCCTGATATCCTTTTAAATGGTGTCAAGCTTACGAAAGAAATGGATAAATTGTTAGCAACTAATTCAAAGATTAATGCAAGGAGGAAAGCACGATGAGAATAAAATCAACAGGATTCACTTATAATAATAAACATTCATCTGCATTTGATATCCGTATTACGGATATCAATCTTCCTTTGCCTGAATCTAAAGAAATAAGAGAGACAGTTCCTCATATGGATGGGGATTATGATTTCACTAATGCATATGGTCCTACAAAGTTTAATAATCGTAAAATCACAATTGATGGTTTTGTAATACCTGAAATCAATCAACGTATGATGCAATTGAAACGTGAAATTGAAACCTGGCTTTATAATGTCGGATGGCTAGAACTAACCGTTGATTATGATGAAGAGTATTACTATATTGCAAAATGTAATTCATGTACATGCAAACTGAATGTAAAAGATAAACGATTAGATATAAATATAGACTTTGAAGCTAAACCAAAAGCGATAAGTAAGTTAGACGGCAAGGCGGTGCTTTAATGTATACTGTGAATTTAAAACGATTTGATAATACGGATAAAGTGACAATTTGGGACTATAGAAGAGATGATAATATTATGAAGTCTGGAACACTTGATAAAAGTGTAGATCAGATAGATGAGTTTAAATTTGAGCTTATTAATGATAGTCGTCAATTCGAGTCATTTTTAACACTCGTTGAAATAAAGAATGAATTAAAAAACAAAATCGTATTCCGAGGAAGAATTTTAATACCGTCTCAGCATATGGCTGAGGACGGTATTTTTAATTCTGATTATACGGTTGAAGGTGCTGCTGCTTATATGCATGACAGTTATCCATCTTATAATTTTTTTGAGAGTGCGACTCCAAAATCATATATCACATTTTTAGTTAATGAACATAATAAGCAAGTTGAATCATATAAACAGATAAAACTTGGTGCTGTAAATTTTACTATGAAAGAGCAGGTATCAGAAGCTGTAGAGTATGATACAACAAAATATGCATTCACTTATCTAGAGAAGACGATATGGCAGCATATTGTTGATGATTGTATTGGGCGCTGGGGTGGTGAAATATTAGTAAGATATGAAGCGGATGGAACTTATATTGATTGGTTAGATCCAGTAGGCACAAAGAAAGATGCTGCTTTAAGAATTGGAAAGAATATTAAATCATTCTCTAAATCTATTGATCCAACAAATGTTGTGACACGTTTAATCCCATTGGGACCCGCAGAAGAAAGTGCTGCTGGGCAGTCGCAAAGATTAACCATAGTTGAAGACTCGCGAAGCGGCGGTAAGAATTACATTGATATACCTGAATTACAGAAGATATATGGTATTCAAAATGGTATAGAGATATTTGAAGACGAGTATACGCCAGACACATTATATAATGCTGCAAAAAGGAAGGTTGATGATATAAAGAAGAATTTAGTAAAGCAGCAAATGCAGATTAACTTACTTGATTTATCATATATCGGTATAGATCCAGATGAGTATGAACGAGGTCATCAATATGAAGTTTTCTTTGAACCTTTTGATGTTAAAGAGTGGATGCGAATTATATCAACAAATGAAGATATCACCAATCCACATAATAAGTCAGTCGTTATAGGTGAAAAACCATTATCTATTGACGATGTGCAGAAATCTATAGCAGAACAAAGAACAAAGTTGTTACAAAGAAAACTCGATAACTTTAATCAGAAGTTAAATGACAGTATTTCAAATGTAAATACGATTGTACAAGACACATTAGACACTGAGTTACAGTATTATGAGAAAAAGATAATTAAAGGCGACATACCACCAACTAATGCAGTTAATGACGTATTTTGGTTAGATACCTCTAATCCTAACGTGCCTATTTTGAAAAGATACTGGGAAGGACAATGGATAAAAGCATCTGTAGATAATGTTGAGGATATTGGTGGTATCACAAGAGAGAAAGCCTTATTTAGTGAGTTAAGTAATACATTCATCAACTTAACAATACAGCATAGTAAGTTACTTAATGAAATGCACGAAGTAATGAACAGTGAGTATTTAGTTGATGAGGAGATAAAGACATTATTAAACAGTAATCTTGATAAGACGGTAACAGTGTTCAATAACATCAAGACTAATCTTGAAAGTATGAATGAAGACACTGCAACAATCGGTAAATTGATAGATACACAAGCATTATTCTTAAAATATCGTGAACAGTTGCAGGCACTGTACAAAGTGATTGAACAGGCTAAACTATCAATCGATGCTAGATTCAAGTTATTACAGACACAATACACTGAAGAAAAATGGAACGATGCTTTAGATCAGTTAGTCTCAATTGCTGATGGATTAACACGAGATGAAAATGGTCGTGTCATAGGCAAGATTGATACGACAGAACAAATCAACAAAGTATTACAAGACGTAAAAGAAGACTATCTCAAAGACACTGTTCAACGTACAGAATACACATCTGACAAAGAAGGCATCGTTAATAAGATAGATGAAACCAAGTCTGAAGTGCTGAAAGAGAGTAATCAGATAGCTCAATCTGTATCAAAGAAAGTCTATGATAATGAAAGTAAGACGTTGAACCAAACGTTGTCACAATACATCAATAGTATCTCTACAGGACATCAGTTCACTTATGATGAGAACGGTAATATCTCAAGTTTTGGTGTAGGTCCAAGTGGTATCAAATTAAATGCTAGAGTGATTGACATGAATGATGGAGATGTAACCATACAGAATGGTGTGACCACTATCAAAGACGCTTATATTGATAAGTTATTCGCAAAACAGGCAACGATCAACTATCTTAACTCTATCGACATCACAGCGAAAAGGTTACAAGCGAGAGATAATTTATCAAGTGTCAATATCGAAAATGGTTCACTGACTTTAAATCGTAGCAACGGCATGAGAATGGACGTTGGCATAGATGGTATTCAGATGTTCAACTCTGGAGGTTCTATACGATTCAGTCTGACACCAACATTAGTAACAACTTCTGCTGTAGGAACATCAGTAAGTAACGTTTATTTAGGTGCAGCACCAACAGGGGAAGCGCGTGTCGTTGATATGAACGGTATCCCGGGCGATGGTGCGATAGGTAGTTATTATTATAGACCGTTGCGAACACTAGCGATTAAATTCCCTTTAAAAGCAAATGGATATATAGGGATTGATGGTAGCGAACTCAGAATCATGTCAGATGGTTTAGTTGAGGGTGGTTACAAGAGCATTCGTGCCGATAAAGGTTATTTCTCTACAGTTGATGCGAACAACGAAATCAGTGGCGCTCACTTCTATATCAGACCAAAACGTGGTGGAGAACTTAGAGCAACTTATAATGACGGTGGAGGAACTTCTTATGCGAATATCCGTTCTGACGGTATCTATGCACCATACATTGACTACAACGGTCACATAAATGGTGGTCACTTATATTTGAGACCATCCAGTGGTAATGAAGTAAGATTCACAATGACAGGTACAACTGACAACTGGGCTAACATACGTTTTGGTAGTTGGAACGCAATGTCACATGAAAAATTCAAGCATGATATTGAGAAGTGGAACTACAATGTACTCGATATATATAAGAACGAACTTGAATTATACAGATATAAAGTTAATCATGAAGAAAACAAAATGATCCATCATGGTATTGTACTTAGAGAAAATTCAAACCTAGACCAATTTCCAGCAGAATGGAGAAATGGTGATGGATATGAAGGTACAGAAGTTTTATGGTGGAACACCAAAGCTGTTCAAGAACTAGCATTTGAGAATGATGAGTTAAAGAATGAATTTTCAATCTTGAAAGAAGATAATGTAATGTTAAAAAGCAAGATTAGTGACCTAGAATCAAGACTAAAAATATTGGAGGATAAGTTAAATGGATAATAATAAAAAACCAAATCGTAACCTAGAAAAAGAAGTGTCATTGCTACAACAACAACTTATGATGGCATTATCTGATAAAGTGATGATTCAAGCTATGCTTGATGATGCTTTAGAAGAATTAGATCAAATTAAAAACGGTAATCAAGAAGTTGCAGGATAATCTGTAGCTTCTTTTTTATAAAAAAATGGAGGGTAGTATAGATGGATATTAATAGCATTAGAACGAAATACAATTTTCACAAATATATTACACTTAAACAGAAAGACAATACATCTGATATTGAGCTAGTTCTTTGTAACTCAAATGGTCAGAAGTTTACCGAACTTAATAGTAATTGCACAATTACTTTGCTAGATATTGTTGATCGCGTAGTTAGAGCAAGAATTTTAAATGTTCCAATAAGAAATGGAGAGGTTAGTTTTAAAGTAACACAACATCTTAAAAGTAACAGACACAACTTAGAAATTACTCTTGATGATGGCAGGAAATTCCCTTCAGATGGTGACTTTACAGTAAATGTAGGCAGCACACATGATAATGTAGAACTTAATCTTGTGCAAAGTATCAGCAAAGAACAGGTAATCGAGAAAATAAGTAATGATGTGAAAGCGAGTGTTACAACTGTAGCAACTGATTACTTAAGGAATAATGCTATTTTATTTAAGGGAGAGGTTGGACCTAGAGGAGAAATAGGGCTGACAGGTAAGCAAGGTATTCAAGGACCACAAGGTGTGCAAGGTGATCCATTTACTTATGAGGAATTTACAGAAGAACAGTTAGCGTTGCTGAAAGGTCCTAAGGGGGATAAAGGAGATAAAGGAGATAAAGGTGCAGACGGAAAAGACGGTAAATCTGCTTATGAGATAGCTGTTGATAATGGCTTTGAAGGTAGTGAAGCTGAATGGATTATGAGCCTTAAAAACGAGTTTACACCTAAAGAATCAGTGAAAACTAAAGTCGAACTCCCTTCTAATGCTAGCAAGAACGAATTGAGATTGGTTATAGATGAGAACAAACAGTATGTTTTCGATGGTACAAAGTGGATTGAATTTGGTTCTGTTAAACTTGATGGACTAGCCGAGTTCAACAAGAAGATTAAAGATATGGAAGAAAAGTCTTATCTATACAAAAAAATGAATAGCGTATATCAAACTTATGAGGTTTCAGATACGTTTAAATCTTTAGTACCTTTCAATCTTTTTATCAATAAAAATGGAGAAGTATCTTTCAACTATGATGTGGCTATTAATAAGATTAAACCAACCAAAACGTACTACGTTGATATTAAAACGGGTGATAACAATAATCCCGGAACAGAAGACAAACCTTTAAAAACAGTTTCAAGAGCTAAAACGCTAGGAGATGCTGATAATATTATCGTAAAAAGCGGCATTTATGGTTGGTCTGGCGGATGGAATGGAGGTAATATCAGTAAACCTTTTAATTTGATTGGTATTGGCGATGTATATCTAGGAGCGTACAGAGATAATTTAACATGGTCGCAGAATAGCACTTATAGCAACGTTTATCAATCTACTGGATCAGCAGTGCTTGAAGTTGTCGATATTAAGGACTTTGAAAACATAATCGCTTATGAAAAGCGAACAAGCGTTCAAGAAGTATCCTCGAAACCCGGCTCGTACTACATTGAGGGTAATAATATCTATGTTAGAACGATTGATAATAGAAAACCTGACGAATATGTATTGCCTAACATGCTGAATGAAGCGTTAAAAATTACAAACAGTAGTCAAGTTTATATCGAGAATATTAAATTCACAAATTCTGTTAAGCATATCGCTTCGGGTGCAGGTCAAAAATTCTATGCGAAGGATTGTGTTTTCGCACTAGGAACAGCGAACAACTGTTTATCGTTAGAGGGCGTAGATTTTGAAATAATGAAATCTATCGCTAAAGACAGTGTACGTGATGGATTTAACTATCATAGTTTTGGCAGTTATACTTCTAACGGTATAGAAATAGATTGTATTGGAGCTTTTAATGGTCGTGATGGTGCAGATCAAAACAACGGTTCTACAATGCATGATGGAGGTAAGATAATTCGTATTCGTGGAGAATACCATCATAATCATGGACCGAATGTAATAGATGTAAATAACGGAACACAAAGCCTAAACATTGGAGTTCACGCACACCATTCTACAGCAGACAGCGACTTATCCAACGTTGACTTTAGACTTCGTGATGAAGGTGGGGGTTCTCAAATGCTGCTAGTTAACTGCGTATCACATGATAGTAAATACTCATTATCTATTGAAGGTAAAGCAACAGAAACAATTGAGAACAGTTTACTTATGAGTCCGACGTCTAGAATTTAAGGTTCTTCATGAAGAATGTACTCGCATACTTTTTATACAAAATTGATTAGATGAACGCAGAACTTGAAGATGTGGTCCTTGAGATTTAATTTAACTTCAAAGTTTTGAAAATCCTCTTATCAAATTCTTTTATATAGAGTATATTTAAAAGAAAATGATAAAGGTGATTATATGATGCAGATACCAGCAATTTGTGATAATTGTAGTACAATATTTCCATCTGGTTTTGCTTTGGAAAATAGTAAAGGTTTACATGTTAATTGTAAGAGTGGTCCATGCCCTAATTGTGGAGGGGTTGGAACAGTACCGAATGGAGTCTACTCAGAATTTAATAACTTTTTAAGCGTCATTAAGTCAGATGATGGCGCGGATATCGATAAGTTGTTTAAGATTTTGAATGATTTAAAAGAAGAATCTGAAACTACTCTATCTGATATCGAAGATGAAATAGAAAGTATAACACCGCAATATTCTAACGTTATTCAAATACTTGCTGGAATAATAAAAAATAATAATATTACTCCGGCAGTTGCTATTTCTTTTTTACTAACTTTGTTCAGTGTATGTTATCCAATCTATCAAGATATGAAAGATCATACAGAGGAAAAGATGGATGAGCTCATTAAAGAACAAAAAATTACAAATCAATATTTAGCTGAAATATCTAAAAATCAAAATTTGAATTCTATCCAGCATGAAAAACCTCGAGTTAAAGAGAAACAACGCCACACAAAAAAGAAAAAGGTCTACAAAAAACGTAAACCAAAAACAAATTATAAGAAAAAATAAGGTGATCAAAATGACAACACTATTTCTAATGATTACTATAGGATTAATGGTCTATTCACTTATAAATCAAGATCTAAGAATCAAGGAACTTGAAAAAAATATTAAATCAAAATAATACTCAACCTCTACTCACACAAAGTGAATAGGGGTTTTTATTATAAATAAATTTAAAAAGGAGTTGATTAAATGAACAGAAAAAATTCAAGAGTTTTATTTAGTAGAAAGAAGTGCAAGTGATTCAGAAAGTTGTTTAACACGCAATTACTCAAATGGATTTGTAGCAGGCGCTACACCTAGCAACGCTTTTAAATTTAAGGAAGAGGAGCAAGCGAAACAGTTCTGTAAGATGCAGAATATGTTAGCGAGTATTTTTGAAAATGGAACTAAAACTTTCTATGTAAAACAAGATGTTGAACGTACTAAGTATGATGAAAATGGGGAAGTAGTCGTAGAAGAGGAAACTTTATAATGAAAACGGGAGCGTGAAAAATGGAAGATGCAATCTTGAGATGGATCGTAACAGTCGCTCTGCCAATGGCTGGATTCGTAATGACAGTTATGTCTAAGTCTAAAGAAAACGAAAGAAGGGTGACATTGGTTGAAAGTAAGCTGGAGTATCTTGAAAAAGAAGATAAGAACATCAATACTAGACTTACTAATGTTGAGAATAACTATGCGATTCTTGTGAGGTTAGATGAACAGATGAAGACATTGTTTAATCAGAACGAAGAGATTAAACAAGAAATAAAGACTATAAAAGCAGAAAAGATATCTTAAACAGTTGGATCAAACATCTTATTTAAAAGGAGAATTCAAATGATGACTGAGGTTAATAAATCTATATATCTAGATGTAGCAAGAAGATATTACGATATGCAATCTTTGTATGAAGTAGTAGATATTATATACGAAAATGAACAGAAAGAACTCTTTCTTCACCTATCAGATAATGAAGCATTTAGGGTGGAGATGAATCTTTTTAAGAAGACACCTTATAAAGTGTATTCAAAGCAAGAAATTAATGATCTGTGTAAATACGCATATGAACGTAATGTAATGATCATTCCAGTGTTAGACATACCTTCACATTCAGGGGGATGGTTGAATCTACTCAAACTTAATGATGAAGAGAGATACAATAAGGTTGTCTCTGATTTTGATGAACACACTGTTAACTATTGGGACGATGGAGAGCCTATTAAATTTATTAAGAGTATGATTGACGAGATTGCAGATGCATTCAAAATTCCTGGATATAAAAGGGAACAGATATTTCACCTTGGAATGGATGAGGTGCCTGTTGCTATAAGTAATCAAAAATGGCTTTTTTGGTTTATGGAACATCTTTTCAAGCATGTTGAATCTCACAACTATATACCGGTGATATGGAACGATCAAGTAACCCCAAAGTTTCTAGAAATGGCTTTAGATGCTGGGATGAGAGACAGTTTAAGATTCAGTTATTGGCAACAAGGCCTAAAAGGTACTGTATCTCCTGATGATATAATGAATAACTTCAAACTCTATAACGGAAACTTTTATACCCAGACGTTCAGTGCAAAGACGTTAGATTCGAAGAAGGATATGGAATACATGAAACAGCATTCAGGGATTGATAAATTTAATGTTATAGGAGACGTAACGTATGAAGCAAAAATAAGAAATGTCTGTGGCTCGTTACTTACGCTATGGGGAGAGGATTCAGAATCTCGTCCAGAAAAGGAAATTATCACAGAACTAAGAAGAATGTTTACCACATTCGTACAAGAAGTTAAATAATAAGAGGATGTTAAAACATAAATGATAAGCATTAGGCAGATAGCCTGATGCTTATTTTAATTGGAGGAATTTATAAATGAATAAAGAACTACAGTTAGCTTTAACACGTTTAGTCGTACTATTAATTGCACTAATTAACTCGGCTTTAGCACATTATGGAAAACCACTAATTAAAAGTGATGAAACATTTATCTATCAGACGTTGAGTGACTTATTTTTAATTGGATCTATTGCCTGGAGTTATTGGAGAAATAACAATATTACTCGCAATGCACAGCAGGCACAAGAATTTAAGAATGTATTAGATGTAGAAAAAAACAACGAAAATATGGAGGGAAAATAATATGACATATAAAATTATTAATTCATGGTTACCAGCAAGCAAATACAGTTTAAAAGCACCTTTCTCAATGGACCCTGAGTATATTACGGTTCACAATACAGGTAATACAGCAAGTGCTAGAGAAGAAGCAGCGTATCATAACTCAAATAATAGCGAAACATCGTATCATGTAGTTATCGATGAAAATGAAGTACATCAATTAATTCCGTTCAGTCGTAACGCTTGGCATTCCGGAGATGGTAGAGGTAACGGAAACATGAAATCTATCGGAATCGAAATTGCACGTTCAATGGATAATGGATATAGTGGTCCTAAGTCACAACGTTACATGCAAGCAGAAGAAAACGCAGCCTTATATATCGCTCACGTTATGCACGAAAGAGGTTGGGATATGAGCCGACTAAAACGACATTATGATTGGTCGGGTAAAGACTGCCCTCACAAAATGCACGCTACAGGCACATATCAACAATTTAGAGATAAAGTACAAAAGCACCTTGTCGCTTTAAATAATGGTAAGAAAACTCAGACAGGTACGGTTAATAAACCGGTACAGAAAGCACCTGCTAAACAAGTGACTAAAGCTAAAGGGTGTAAACGTATCAAAGCGTGGTCTAAGACGCCTCACTATAAAGGAACGATTCAATATAACGCATCGCTAAGACAGCGTGCAGGTAATGATTTCAGTAACTTTAGTTTCAACAAAGAAATTGGCACACTAAAAAAAGGCGAGACTGTCTATATCTTCGAAGAAATTCAAGACGCACAAGGTAACATATGGTGCAGAACGTATTCGCCAAGTAATAATGGATGGGTACACAAAGACACAATTAAATAACCTTAAATTAAAAAAGTGGTGTTTTTTGAATTAAGCCCTGCACTCAAATTAGAGTGTGGGGCTTTTTTATATTCCGGGCATATACCCGAATTTTCAAATATTCGGTTAAATAGCCGAAAAGCACCTATCATTTAAGATAAGGTGCTTTCTACTGTGCCCACATTATTAAAAAAGTTCCACCAAAGTTCCACCAGTTTGGCATGATAATATACGAATTGTATTTAAAAGTAAATGAAATAAAAAACGCTGAAACCCTTTAATAATAAAGGATTTACAGCGTTTTAGTTTTAATAAGTTTATTAGTAACTTATTAACGTGAGTAGTACTCAACATATCTTAATGTGTCCCAAAATATAATTAAATGGCTCAGGACACATAAAAGGACACAAAATTATAAATAGGTATGTGTTTTTATTTATATGAAAACTATGAAATCAATGTTTTATACTGCTATGTATTCCTGTGAACAGTGCATACATAAATCGTATGCAAGTGTCTGAATGGGAACGTGACCAATTTATGAAGCAGTATTAATAGAAGTAGGGTGCATATTACTTATTAAATCAAAGACAAATAGAATTTATCTAGTAAATGCCAGGTATTAAACAAAATGAATATATAATCAAAATCAAATATCTAAAAAGGGAGAGAATCTAGTATTCTCTCCCTTTTTAAATGGAATCAATATTTCAAAGATCGTGTAAGTTCTGATATTATAGGATAAATGTTCTATAATAAAGGTTTGATTAAAGTGTAATGGATGATAAGAATATTGTAAAAGAATCATAAGTGATATTAAGTCTTATTGATAATCCTGAATCTGTAGCTATATTTGAGTATTCAATTCCGGAGTCCAAATTAATGTAAACAAGAATACCGTCCTCTAAATCAATTATTGTGAAAGATAAGTCTGGTTCTGTAAAATATAGAAAGTTGAGAGTATTTTCAAGTTTATATGTATTCATTAAAAGTATATCTTCTTCGAATAACGCGATTTCTTTTGAAACATTCCTATTGTCATAACTTATTATCAAGTTATATACAGTACATACATCTCTTTCTTCCTTTTTCACTAATATAAGAGCTATATTATTTTCTTTATAGTCTCTATCTTTAAGTACGAACTTTTTTTCCATATTTTTGTGTCCTTTTATACATTCTTTTTTTGTATATATGAAGTTACGACAGGATTATTTTTTACTACTAATATTGTACTTGTCGCTTTATTTTATAGAATTTTAGCACCTATATTTCTACCTGTGTATTTGACTAAATAAAACTCCTATTAATTTTATACAATTATAATATAGTTTAACATAATTTGCTAAAATGGTATAAAATAGGTTTATTGTCATGTAGAAATATTATAAAAGGTAGAATAAAATTATAAAAGGTGAGAGTATATGAAAAAACATAGAGGACTTAAGAAAATATTTAAATCAACCTTGGATAATTATCATGAAAATTTTATTAAATATAATGGATATATAGAATTATACGTTCCGCAAATAGGTTTTATGAATGAAGATATCAATGGGAAAGAATATCAAATTATCAATGTTCTAATTGAAAATACTAAACATTCTATTCCAAAGGATGCAAATTTTATGTATGTGATAGATGAACTAAATATTTTGGATAGTCATATAATTATAAGTGACGATAGTAATGATTTTAATTTAAACCTCAGGCAGGAAGCTTCAGGAAAAATTCCTAATTATCTCAAACAAATAGAAAGTAAATTTGGTTTGAAGTTCACACGCATGGTTTCTATAACAGAAATGAACTTTGTAGATTATACTAATTTAGATGAAAATGATAAATTTGATATACTTTATTACATAAGAAAAGACAAAGAAAAAGTAATATTTGTAACAAATGTATTGTGGACTTGGAGTAGTATATGAAAAGAAGCATAGAACATATAAAACTTCATTAACATCTTGCATTTGTTTACTTGAAAAATAATAGGGTTATTTTATATTTTAATAAACAGTAGGTGAATAATATGAATATATTTACTTGTTGTGTTTGTGGTTACCTAGATTTAGATGAAACTCCATATTACGAAGACTTTGCGAGTAGCAATGTCATATGTGCTTGTTGTGGTTTTGAATATGGTGTTGATGATTATGATAATCCAAGCATTAACTATGAGGCTTTAAATGATAAAGAAGCTGTAGAAAAGTCACACCAATTATGGAGAGCAGAATGGATTAAAAATGGATGTAAGGTTTTTGATCCTACAGTATACAGCCCTATAGATATTAAAGACGGAAAGTTAGAAAAAAGAAAAGTTATAGAACAGTTTAAAAATATAAACTATAATTTTGATGATAATCCACATAAAAGAAGTTAA